AACTGATACGGCTTCATCCTAGCCGCCTCCCAGCACATAGAACCGGCCTTCCATCTCGACTTTGCAGTGCGTGCCCACGATCCCGCACTTAACCGACCGTTGCTGTAGCCTGCTGAACGCAAAATTATCTTGCGCTCGATCGATAAACCATTCAGTCGTATATCGATTGAACACGGCTACAAGGTTATCCGATGTCTTGGCCACCCCCAAGGTTGGATCAGGAGAGAATTCAGCAGTTGCGAAGGTTTGAGGCGATATGCTCGACTCGACGGGTATCTTTTGCCCTGGATTGTTTGGATCTTCAACTAGATCGGTGTGATATAACCGCTCGCCATCAGTGAAAAAGTAATAGAAATCAATCCAGCAAACATCGATAGGTGAGCCAACGTCTGGATCGTTAACTTTTTCAAACGTGGTGCCGTCATATAAATAATACTGCCCGTCAGCAACTATGGCCTGAGTGTTGAACGAGTAAGCAGACATGGTAGCCGTATCCGATCCGGTTACAGTGCCGATCACGTCTGTTGTGCCGTCCGCGTTGACTTCAATCAACCTTTCGCCGGATATGCGTAAATGTTTCTTTAATCGCTCATTCCAGTTACCGCCACGATCCTTGCCTTCGCCAGTAGCAAACTCAGTCAGCCCGCTATGGGAGAGCAAATAGCCTGGTGAGCCTAATGTCTCACGTGACACTGCAGTAAAGTTAACGGGCAAGGCATCTCGATAGTCAACCTGTCCCGCGCCATCAACTTTGTCGCCCGATATAATGGGCACTTTCATTGTCTGCTTTGGCATTAACCACCACCTACAATGACATTAGGGCTTATCTCGAAGTCAATAATACGTGTAGTGAAGCGTCCTGTATCAGTCCAGAGTTCGATTTTAACTTGCTGCCAGACACCATCAGCCGCGTTCTTCCCTGTCTTGACACGATATTTAATACTGGGCGTTTCGTTACTGCTCGATTGAATTTCGATAGCAGAGTCAGAGGTAATCTCGTAAGCGATAATGTCCTCGCCTTCAAGATAGATGGTGAAGTCCTCGCGGTAGTCGTTGATATCGCCTTCAGTGATGCGTTTAGTCGCGCACTCGTTAGGCGGAAGATTTTCCGGAGTATTAAAACGCCTCCATCGATTGTATCGAATAGTATTCCCCGAGCCTCTCGGCATACGTACGCTTGGCTGAACTTCACGAATATAATCTCCTGCTACGGCAGCGCTGGCTGCGGATAGGGATTGTTTGGCTTGCGCCATTAATATCGCTGGAACATTTTTATCGTAGTCAGGAACAAGCCGGATGGCTAAATTTGATTTTAAACACTGATTGAACTGGGGCTTAACCCAGGTATCAGTATTAGGATCTGGTGATTCTTCGAAGTTATAACCGATGCAAATATTGCGGCCTGAGAACTCATGCATCATGTCTTCAAGACGCTGTAGTGCAAGCTCGATTTCGTTAGCGTTGGGTATTACAGTGATGCCTGAAATTCTTAACTGCGAATAAGCATCATTTATTATCTGTGCCTTCGTTGCCATCAGTTATGATCTCCACTGTTTTTTTCTTTCGCTTAACTATCGGCTTGGGTGCGTCTTTCGTGACACTCCAGCCAGACGTTAACGCGCTGTGCAGCATTTCAGGTTCTATGAGACTGACCTCATCACCTTTGTAAATATAAACAGACATATCTTTACCTCGAAAAAGCCCCCGTTGATATTTTCGCGGGGGGCACACAGGGAGTTACGCTGTTACTGCTACACCAACCCGTGAAGGGTCTTTAACAGTGATTCCATACCAGGTGAACAGACGGAATCTGAAAGAAAGCGTTGCGATGTTGCCATCGTAGACGCAATACATTTCCTGGCCGTTGCTCATGGTCTTAGAGATAACTTGCATCCCATCGAACTGCTTGAACAATTGTGCGGGTAAGGTGCCGCCGAGTACTTCGACTGCGTCTCTATCCCAGAACAAATTACTCTTATTGCTTGCTGCAGTATTCACGCGAACGACCGGAGTAGTGTTCGTGATCGTGGTATCGATGTTCGCGTAAGCCTGCTCTGTATCAGTCAGTGCGACATCATCCAAGGCAATTGGCTTAGGGTAGACAGTGATTGAATCTGTACCCAGTGCGACAATGGTGAACGTCATCAATTGCCCGGTATCAGTCTTATCAGCCAGACCTAGAGCATTAACGCCCATCGTTACCTTGTCGCCTACGGAATAACTAGACTCGTCTGCCACGGGGATAGTCGCTAAACGATAATCCACATTAGTCGCAACACCTGTTACCGAATCAACCGATCCGCCTTCAGGCTTAAAGGATTGATTTCCGGTCACTGTGGTTCCTGGAGAAGCACCGCCGGTAATATTGGGAAGGAATGAGCCTGTGAAGACATCAAAGCCCGCAACATTCGCGCCTATCTGACCTTTGCTCCATGCGTCCGACTCTGGTCTTCCTTGTAGAGTCTGGCGTGCGGCCAAGTCAGCAGAGTACGTCAATGTATCTCTGTCGTTAAGCATGAAATTACGGGTTGTTTCCGCGCCTTGTCGCTCATTCATTAAAGCTTGCGCTTCAGCGATAAACGGGTAGCCGCTGGTGGCTGCAGAACTGTAGAACATACTGCCCTGCGTGACCATCGCTTCTGTAATCGCTTTGTTTAAGCCGGTAGCCTGTTGTCGTCCTGACTCCTGGCCTCGACGTTCCCAGAATTGAGTATCACGCATGTCATCAGCGCGTTGCTCAACAAAATCGTTCTTCGGAGTACCGAGCACAGCCGGATAAGTTTCTTCAATAATGTTCTGTTCTTTACCTGTGAGATCAAAGCCATCAATGATGGGCGCGTGCTGTTGAACTGAGCGCCAGATAAAATTGCCAGAGTTCTGCATATCCGCAGCACTGGGCTTAAAAAAATTGACCTTGGAAAGCATCATGTCCTGCTTTTCATAAGTCTCGATTGCGTTTTCAAATAGTACTTCTACAATCTTGCCGGTTGAAGCCATGATAAAAATCCTTTTTATCGTTTACCAATTCGAAACATCAGTGCCCGCTTTCCTTGCTTCGCTTCTGGCATCAAAGGCCGATTGCATGTCATTTTTCTTGTGCGCTGCCTGATACTTTTTCTTCAGTGCCGCGCTTGGATCTGACATAGCCGTTGACGCATCGCCGTTGAGCTGTGGTGCTGGCGCTGGTGCGTTTGATGTTTTGTTACGTGGGGCTTTCACGGTTTCCCGTAGTGACCCTAGATACATAGCGAGCTTCATACCGCTGGGGTCTTCCTGAAATTTCTTCTGCGCTTCCTCTAACCGAGAATTATTGATTCCCAAATTAAAGAAAACCGCTTCCGATCCTTCACCCAAATCTGAAATAAGCTTATCCACGATGATGTCACCACCACCGGGAACCATCCCCTCGAACACTGATCGGACGCGCTGGTCTGCTGCCCTGTAGGTGTCTTCCGGTATCTTGCTTTTTTCAATCAGCTTTGAAGCTCTTGCGTAATGATTCCCGACTTCCGTATTGACTTGTCGCTGCTGCTGTTCTCTTAACTGTGCTTGCGCTATCTGTTGCTGCTGCTGTGAATTCGCGTTCTGAGATTTATTAATCTTCCAATCAGTGATGGCATCGATAAACGCCTCCTCTGGATCTTCCGCGTCATAAAACTGGTCACGCTTGGGCTTCTGCCCGACAGCATCAGGGATTGCACCTTGCTGTAATTTTGATATCTCAGCCTTCAACAAGTCGTTTTCGTCGCTGACCACCTCAAGCTTGGCTTTTAACTTTCGTTTAGCCGCGCCTATATCTGAGTTGGTAAACAGTCGTTCATCTGCCTCTTCGCCCGTGTCCATCCAGCTTCCAATAATGGGTTCTTCAGGTTCCTCACCGTCTGGTTCCACAACCTCGGGTGTTTCCTCTGGTTCTTCCGTTACCGCCTCGATTTCTTCAGTCTCTTCAACTACTTGTGGAATAGTTTCCGGTTCTTCAGTTTCAAGAGCGTTTTGTGCCTTCAGTTCATCTAGCGTCAATGCCATATTTTTACTCGTTTGGTAAACGATAATCCTAGATCCATCCGTCTAGTGCGGTGTGCAGTGGTGCCTGTCTGCGTCAGTATCTTAATTATGAGTTTAATTAGTGGGCTAATCTAATTTTTGGGGATATACTGGCAGGACAGGCAGGTCTAACAGGACAGACAAGGATGAAGCAGTTCACAGCGAAGGAATTTCACAAGTACCCGACCACCGTCTATCGAACCGCAGACAAGGAAGGCTCAGTGATAATTAATCACGACAGATACGATGATGTAATTTTTGAATTAAGCGCAAGAGAGCGCAGGGTGGGGTTAGATCAAGAGGTAGAGCAGGAGACTAGCGATTAATACCTTGTTTTCCTTTTGCGCTTGTTCGCGCCTGTGCTATCCCTTGGAGCCCGTGCAGCTCTGTCCCTGTTGCGAGCTGAAATAGACCACGACTTATTCTCGGCTCTCTTAGGTTCGCCTATGGGCGTGAGACCAGTAACGCCATCGGGTATGATCTGAATCACTCCGCCTGCTTTGATGAATTCATCGACCGTCATTTGTTGCGCCCCTGGTAATTGGTGCCCTGCATCTTCGTTTCTTTTCGGCATTACGCCTTACCATTTGGATTAAAATTTTCCAGCATTTCAGAAGGCAGACCGCGAAGTAATGTCTCAGCCCTGCCCTTGAGTATATCAGCGTTGATCTTCTCAACTTCGGCCACAGTCTTAAACGTGTTCGCGTCCGTGTTACGAATATCACTGACTGCCTTCAGTTCATCAGTGTTAATCTTCCGATCTTCCTGCCCAAGTTTAGCCGCTTCAATCTGGAATTTGGCCTGATTTGTCTGCTCTCTAAGCATCATTGATTCAGCCTTAACCATCTCTGCCTGTCCGATTAGTGCCGCTGGATCTGGTTGCTGCGCCTGTTGAGCCTCTTGAACGAGCTGCTTGTCTTCATCGGTCTCAGGCTCAGTGAACCCCGTAATCAATAACTGCTTGCGTGCGTGCTCTCTGATATCCTCCATCGCCACGCCATCAACCAACATTGCCATTTTCATAATCAAAGCTTTGTGTAATTCAGGGTCAGTATTGACGACAGCATCCGCCATTTCGCCTAGCTGTTCAATCGTCTGCTCTTTTCTGCTTGCGTAATTCGGCCCAATGTCTGCGTAGACCTCAAATTCCATGTTAGTTAAATCGTTGAGCACTGTCATTTCGCCGGTCTCTTCATCGAGAACCGATTCCATGATCTCTACTTCTTTCTGCGTACCATCAGCCGATGACGTTTTAACTTTTCGCGGTGCGTCATAAACCTCTGTTGCCATTGACGCATAGACCTCGGCATCACGCCGCTTAGCGTGCTTCATATTCTGCTGATAGACCATTGACTGTTGATCTAATCGGTTTTGCAGGGCCAATACAGCCTTTCCTGAAAGATCAGGGTCAGCGATATTCTGAGGTAAGCCCGGGTTAGCCACATCCTCGACAGCCTGCCGTGATAGTTCAAGCGAGATACCCAAAGCTTGCGGCATGTTCTGTTCAGGCATGATGGCCACTGGACCGGGTGGTAAGTCTTCACCGTTGGCCGTGGTCCTGTTCTGCAGTAGATACGGGTAGTTATTGTCTGCGCCGTTCTCCGCGTACATATCCTCAAAGCCCTGGATTTGCTCAGGGTTGAAAATAGGCTTTGGTCGTGGCGATCGACTCACGATATCAGCAAGGTAACTCATCTGGAAATTACGCAGCCGTTGGGGGTCTTTCGCTAACCGGGTTACACCTTCATAGCACTCTTCACCTTCGACAAAGGCACGCTCTCCGTAACAAGGAATAACCGGAATATATTCCCCAGTAATAACCGTGGTATCTAATATTTTCTCACCCGATGCAATGTACTGCGTCACCTGATTGCGTCGAATCGTTTTCTTGCTCTTGATGGTATAGCCGGAATCGATTAGCTCATCCATCAAATCTTTGAGATCAGACTCACGATAAGCCACCGTCTGGCCCATCATATCCGTCATGGTGTAAACCACATCTTTAATCTTATCTATCTGATAAAAGCGTGTGACGTAGATGATTTCGTCTTGCTGTTGATACCAGGGAAATACATACGAGTGCTCAGGGTGTTTGAACGACTCCGCAGATACGTTCTCTGGTCGCGTGCCTGTGAGTTCTTCAACAAGATCTGCATAGCCTTCGATTGAGTACGCCTCAAGGATAGAGCAGTACTTAGCGTCTGACTTGTCCATGCGCTTAGCGTTGGGGTCCCAGAAGCAATTATTATTCGCCTCATAGACTGGCCTGCGCCTGATCACCTGATCGTCATCACCAACACGGTTTGATTTGTATTCTGTGTAGAGTTCCCACGCGCCCACTCCGCAGACTACGGCTTCCAGGCTTGCGTTGTCATACGACTCGATGGAAAGGTTCACACGATCATCAGCGCGGTATAGCCCATCTATCAGATCTGCGCCATCAGTACGTGACTCGTCTTTAGGTTCGTATTGGATTTGTATTTCGTTGGCGCGTAGGTCAGCAACAATTTGTCTGCCTGCCTTTCTAATTATGTTGAATTCGCCACGATACTGAAGTGAAGACTCACCGAGTAAGGTTGAGTTCCATTGTGTCACCCAATAAAACAGGCTGTCATCCGCAGCCTTCTCGCGTGTCGCCGTATTGTGATTAATCTCT